GAGTAGGTTAACAAAGGTTGTGGCCAAAACGGGACGTCCAAGGAGGAGGCCGTATGCAGCCAAGATAGCCCAGGTCGCCCGTGCCAAAGTTGGCTATCTCAAGAACACTCCTGAGAATAGATTGATTTACCAGAGGGTACTCATTGAAATCATGGATAAGGATTGTGTTAGGTATTGTGACCGTGATGGTGTACTACCTCTCGCAATTGGCTGTTGCTTTGTGTACCCAGAAGGAACGGAGGAAGCGTGTCAACTCTGGGGCTCTACGGAGTCCCTGGGGGTGAAATAGGGGGGCCTAGTGCGTCTCCCTGGGGTTGTGACACAGGTCGATCGAGATATCCCATCTGGCGTGTTGCTCCCCCAGGAGGTGCTAGAGGTTCGTGCAGGACCTCCCAAAGCTAAGGACCGTAATCTATACATGGTTGCAGGTTGCCCTTCACAGGCGCGGTTCTTAGTACATAATCATTCCCTGAAAAACCTCAAACGTGGTCTTGTGGAGAGAGTCTTCTGTGTTGAGAGAGAGGGAAGGCTCGTTCGCACTCCACAACCCAAACCTGGGGCTTTTGCTAGTCATTCCCCGTTCAGGAAAGCGGTCTGTGAGAAGGTCGGATTTTCCCAACGCTTGGGGTATGATGGGTTTCTATCATACTACAGCGGGGCGAAATTACGTACTTACACACGGGCTGTGGAGAGTCTGCATATCTCTCCCGTCTGTGAGCGTGATAGTCATTTGACAACATTTGTTAAGGCGGAGAAGATATCGACTAGCAAAGGTGATCCTGCACCTCGGGTTATTCAGCCTCGAAACCCGAGGTACAACGTAGAGTTGGGACGATTTCTGCGGCATTTAGAAGGTCGACTCATGAAAGCAGTGGACGCAGTTTTCGGTGAAGTGACTTGCATCAAAGGATACACAGCAGATGAGGTGGGGGGTATATTTAAGACAAAGTGGGATAGGTTTGATAGGCCTGTAGCCATTGGACTTGATGCCTCCAGATTTGATCAACACTGTTCCGTGGATGCCTTGCGATTTGAGCATGGTTTCTACCGGGCTCTATACCCGGGTAGTAAGGTCTTAGACCAGCTATTGGAAT